AAGTAGCTCGACCCCCAGAACCATCATCTGTCTGTATTAGAACATCCTTATCAGCTTCGTTACTTTGAAGCTTTAGATCCCCTGTTTCGTTAGAAATAGTGGTGTTTGTGCCGTCATGAAAGATGCTAAGATCAGAACCAGTACCAAACATTGCCTTAGCATTATCAGGAAACAATATATCATCTGTACCTGTAGGTACAGTAAACACCACAGCATCGGCGTCATTTTTCAGTGTAATGTCTGAGGTAGAACCTTGACCAGTAAGTATTAAACCTTCAGCAGCAGTATAACCAATAGCAGCAGCATCACCAGCAGCAGTATCGCCAGTTACATTAAGAGTACCACCCGATGTAATATCACCTACAACAGTTACATTAGTAGTTCCTGTAGGTATTTCTAATACATCAGCATCAGCATCATTTTTAATTGTTACATCGTTAGTAGATCCTTGACCAGTAAGAATAAGACCTTCGGCAGCAGTATAACCAATAGCAGCATTATCACCTGCTGCAGTATCACCATCTGGTTCAAATGTTGCAGCAGTTATTACACCATCTGTATCTATACTACCTTGAAAATGTGCATCTTTATATTTTAAAGAAGCTGTACCTAAATCTATTGCATTATTTGTTTTAGGATTTACATTTGTAGCAGAAACTACAATATCTTGAACTGGTCCTACTTTAGTAATAGCACCACCTTCTGCTGCAGTACCATCATGTGTATGACCACTTGTACCAAAAGCACTTTCAACCGCATCAAATTCTCCATCTAAATCAGATGCATTTATAACGTTACCATCAGCAATATTATTACTGGCGTCATTTCTTGTGTAACCTGTTCCCATGTTATTTTACCTTCTTACGTTTTGTGCATATTCTAAAGTTATAGCATCTAATGAAAATGGTGGATCTGAACTATCAGAGTTGAATTGTACTGAAACAACAAAGCCAGATCCTGTTAGTTGTGTTTCAAATAGTTTTAAAAGTTTACCGCCAAATGTAGAAGTTCCATAAGAAGCATCTCCATAAAAAGCAACTGTACTTGTTTCATTATCAAATGATATTTGGTTTGGTTGTATTACATCTTTTTGATCAAAATCAAACTTTAATGTTGTATTAAAAGATACACTTCCTTGAGGATCTGAATATAAAAACATTTTATAGAATGTTTTACGTAGCCTTGGATCTGTTATTGGCATAAAAGGTGTAGCAAAAGTTGTTTGAATATTAACTCCATCAAAACTGCTACCATCTTCTAGTTTATAAACATAACCATTATCATTAGCAAAAACAATAGTCTCTGTTCCTGAATAAAATCTACTGTCTGATACATATGATTTTATACCCCTTGTTTCTGCCCAAGCCATTCCATCACCACCTTGACCAGCAGATTGTACTCCAATAATACCCTTAGAGTTTTCTTCTGTCAAGTTAGTATTGTAACCAAATATTCTATATTGAGATTTATTTCTAATTAAAATACTTGAATATGAAGTACTTGAAATAATAAAATCATTTGTATTTTCTTGTATGTTTTTAGATACGACAGCTAATCCAAAATCTCCTATTCTATCAGTACCACTTAAAAGTCTTAGACCATCTGGTGCTAAAAAAATTACATCTCCACCAATTTCTTGAATTGTATCTGTATCAATACATCCAATATCTAATGTTATTGGTTGAAGTGAAAAATTAGATATAGTATCACCTACTAATCTAAGTATAGAACTTTCAGTAAAAATAATTAATTGATCCCTAAAAACTGTTAAACTTGTTACATTTCCACCTACTGATATTACACCAGATCCTAGTGCTGCTGAAAAGTCAGAATCTGAATAAGGTGAAGTAAAAACTACTAGATTATTTTTAGCAAAAAATAATTGATTTTTAAAGTTCACTACAAATTGTGCACCTACAACATCTGCAGGGGCAGAATTAAGAGCAGTAAAAGTATTGTTATCCCAAAGAGCAGGAACACTAGCACCATCTACAATTGCTATTTTTTCTGTACCTGAATAGTTATACCTAGCAAATCTAGTTTTACTGCCATTTTCTCTAGATGTACTTAAAAAAGTTATTACTGCATTTTCTGCAGGTGAACTAGCTAATGCAGGATTAATAGCTAGTGTTGCATCATCATCAGTTAGACTAGCATCAGATGTAACTGTATATACAAGATCTACTCCTGCAATTTTAAATACATCTCCAGCTTGTGGGGCTGAAGTTAAACCATCTACAATAAGACTTGTACCAGTTTGACTAGCACCATTTACAAGAACTGTTCCATAGTTAGGTACGTTTATATGTGTGTAACCACTACCACTTGTTGTAAATAAATCATCGTTCTTAGCTACAATAACTCTGTCAATAAAAACTCCTACTCCATTACATAAATAATTAGAGGTAGTTGATGCAAACGTTACTGCTGCTGCATTAGCAGGGGAACTAGCTAAGGAGCTTGATAATGTTAAAGTAGCTCTATTATTTGTACCATCAAAGCTTACGCCAGAAGATGCAATAGTGTATGTACCAGTAACACCAGCAATAGTAAGAGTATCACCTGCTTGAGGGGTTTGATGTATGTTACCTATAATAAGAGTTGTTCCAGATTGACTGGCACCGTGTACAACAGGAGCACCATATGGTGGGATAATATTACTGTCGTATTTAGTGTAACCTTCTATTCTTCTATAGCCACCTTCTATAGAAGGTTCAAAATTACGAAGCACTCTAGCTGATCCCGGTGAGTTAATACCTTGCTGTAAAGGACTTACATTAGTTATAAGCCCACCATTAAACTCAATAGGATAAGTTTGCCATTGCGACATATTAAGAAACTCTTAATGTTGTTAATGCTGTTGTATGTCTATCAATAACAGTTGATCTTAAATAATCATATCTGTTAATATATAAGGCTCTCATGTTTTTTAATTCTTCTTTAAATCTTTCTTGCATGAGTTGAGACTCACCTTGATCACCTCTAAACATATATGCAAAATGCATTGCACCATTTACAATAACATATCTAAATTGCTCTGGTACAGATGGAACATCTGTTGCATTAATTAAATCTACAGGTAGTCTGTAGTATTCATATACTACTTCATAAGCTTTATCTGGAGAACTTACAAAACCAAACTCCTGATTAGGAGTTCTAAAAACAAAGTCGGGGGCTGCACGTAATGATGTTGAACTGTTATACTCTAAGTCTACATACTTATTTAAATATTCTTGATAAGCTAAAGGTTTAAGTTTTTTGCTATCTATACTAAGAGTATCGTTTCTTTTTATTCTAAAGCTATCCATATTAATAACTTTTGCATCTGATGGATAAGAGTACCTAACTGTACCTGCAGTTAAAGTTTCTTCTGCTTCGACATGATTAAAAGGCCATTCAAATTCATGTTGATTAATATACCTAATAGCACTATTAATAGCATCTTTAATAGCACCATACTCACCAATAGCAGAATCAAAATTACTTGTAGTTAATTGAACTTCATTTAATCTTTTATTTACATCATTAACTAAACCTAAATAATCATAAGCCATTTAACGTTCCTTTATTCGTAGCTTTATACTACGTTCTGCTTGACTTCCTGTGCTATCAGTAATTCTACAGAAAAAAGTATATTCAATATTATTTGTACCACCACCAATATTAATAGTTGCTACAGTGTTTGTATTTGTTTGAGATACGTTTTGTATATTATCTGTAGTAGCAGAGCTAGAAGCAGTTGTTAATGTTTGTCCTGCAGCTAAAGTTGTTTTTGTATCATATGAAGTTGATTTTACTGACCATTGTACAGAAGAAATAGTGGCATCTCCAAGAAATCTTGACCAATCTACACTATAATCTAATTGTTCATCAGGGTCTTTATTAGGCCAACGAAAGCTCATCTTTAATCCTCAGTTGCATATACTGTTCTATCTGCAGAAGTAGTTTTTCTTTCTATAAAAACTATTCTATTTTCTTGGGGTATTCTTACTGTTCTATTTGTATCAAAGCTAGGTATAAATATTAACCTGCTTTCATTAGGTATACGTACAGTTCTTGATGCTGAAGTAGACATTATGCAGCCTCTGCTATATATACTGTACGTCTACGACTGTATTTATTTCTTACTGATTCAAAATCAAATACTACTGCATTTATTGTTACCGAGCCAATAGTAGAAGTCATACCTACAGATACTATAGTTTCTGATACATCTATTGTATCAATAGAACCTACTTGACCTATAGCAGTTGTACCTATTATATTTGGAGTAACACCTGCCCCAACAGAACCTATACTACTAGTACCAGATACAGAAAGTAAACTATGCTGATTAGAGATAGATATTTGACCGATACTTACAGTAGATGTTACGCCAGTTATACCAGCCCCTACATGTACTTGAAACGATCCTACACTACCTGTACCTAGAGTAGTCGCAGTAAGTCTTATACTAATGTCAACTTCAAAACCACCAATTTCAGGTGGCTCTATTTGGCCTGTACCTGTAACACCCGTTAAAGATATTACAGGTGTAACCCTGCCAAATCTAGCTGTACCAAAAGTACCTTTGCCATATATGGCGTCATTAGCACCATACGTAGCCATAGTTTAAGCTATTCTAATTATAGTGGTGCTTGCTCCAACAGCAGGAAACTCAATAGTTAAATCTCCAGCTACTGCTGTTACTGTGCCACCAAAGTCAATTACACAAATAGCTTTATTAGATTGCCCTGCATTATAAATAATACATCCATCTGCTGATGTGGATACGTTTGAAAAAACTTCATCTGCAAAATCTACCATAGCTGTAGTTCCACTAACTGTAATAGAGGGGCTATCTAAAACTTGCCCACCTGCAGAGTAATTTGTACCAGAAGCCTCGTCTGAGTTACCTGTTACATCTGAATAATTTGTTGTAGCTGCATTGTATGTGCCACTGTTACTAGGTTTAATAAGAGCTAGTTTAATTGAGTCTGAGTCAAGATCATGTATACCACCAAGCAGTTCTTGCTTAAAGCTTGTACACATTGCTGTAGTGATACCCATAGTCTATTCCTTTATATGTACATAAGTGTAGGT